ACCCTTAATCCGCCGCCCCATGTGTTTGTTGTGATCCGTTGCTGGCCTTAACCAAACGTCTCTTCAGGCCACTGGCTAGCGATAACTTTCCCTACAACGGAACAGCTATCATTGCATGGGATCATTGGATATTGCGGGTTTAGTGGCTGTAGGAACACCTGACCGCTATCCCTGATCAGTTTCTTGAAGGTAAACTCGTCACCACCAAGTCTGGCTATGCAGAAATCACCTGGCTCAACAGCCTGCTCAGGGTCAACGAGAATTAACACCCCGTCAGGAAAGCTTGGCTTGGAGCCTGTTGGTGCGGTCATGGAATTACCTTCAACTTCAAGCCAGAACGCACAATCACTGGCTTTTTTGGTTGTGCTGACCCATCTCTCCGCATCACCTTTGGTAAAGGTTCTAAGCTCAGGCGAGAACATCCCGGCCTGAACATGAGAAAAAACAGGGTACTCATATTGTTTTTTTACGGGGGCAGATGAGTATTCGCCAACAGGTGAAAATGTACCGTCGTGGTTGAATGAGACGTTATCAATACCAAGGTATTTAAACACCACACCAATCTCGTCAAGAGATGGATGACGAGATCCGCGCAACCAGTGACCAATTCCACCCTGCGTCATACCAAGCTCTTCAGCTAACTTCTCTTGAGTTATGCCGAGCTCTTTCATTCTGGATCTAGCCAGTTCATACCATTTCATTTTCATACCCTTATTATTACGCTCTGTACTAAAACCATCCATGCACAAGATGTATTTTTTGTTTGCATTCTAAAAGTACATATCGTATTATTGTTTCATGGTTACTATGGAGGGCATATGAGCAACCTACGAAAATATCGAGAGTCACTGAATATCTCTCAAACAACACTTGCTAAGGCAGTTGGATGCACACAGGGAGCTATCGGACATTGGGAATCTGGTCGTCGCTTCCCAGACCTTAAAACATGCCGTGCTCTTGTTGAGTGCCTAAACAAGTTAGGCGCAAAAGTCAGTCTTGATGACGTGTTCCCGCCGGAACACAAAGCCGCTTAAGACATTCTAGCTCTTACACATCACAGCCCTGAAAAAGGGCATTACCAGAAACAAATCTCTATGGTTTTGCGTTTCTTTGCGAAGCCAACTCTATCTAATCATTAAGGAAATTATCTATGGGTACTATTGCAACTAAAAGCAAGAAAGCGGCTCGCATCGAGTCAGCCTTGCTGAACAAACTGGCACTGATGGGGCAGAAGACATTCGCTCGAGCAATGGGGGTTCCTGAATATCAGGTAAGCCGATGGAAGAATGGTTTCTTCTCGCAGGTAAGCATGATGCTGGCTGTTCTGGAATACGGAATCGAAGACGATGAAATGGCTGAGCTGACTAAGCGGCTTGCCAATTACCTGACAAAAGAAAAAGCCCCGAAGAACGGCGAATTCTTCGAGGCCTGATGTAGAAAGACTGGATCAATCCACAGGAGTCATTATGACAAATACAGCAAAAATACTCAACTTCGGCAGAGGTAACTTTGCCGAACAGGAGCGAAGAGTGGCTGATATCGATGATGGTTACACCAGATTCGCTAACGAGCTGCTGGAAGCTATCGCAAGTGCCGATTTAACCGCTCGCCAGTTGAAAGTTATGCTGGCCTACGTCCGGAAAACATATGGATTCAATAAGAAAACAGATCGAATAGCCGATGAGCAAATTTCTCAGTTAACAGGACTGTCAAGGCAGAATGTTAACAAGGCTAAAAAAGAACTGATTTCAATGAATTGCCTGTTTATGGATGGAAATCAAATCGGTGTAAACAGGGAGGTATCTGCGTGGCAATTCAGCAAGTGTCTCCAAGTTAGCAACTTTGTCTCGAAGTTAGAGACAAAAAATGTCTCCAAATTAGAGACACTCAATGTCTCGAAGTTAGAGACACACAAAAGACATTCTTTAAAGACAAAAGAAAATATTAATAAACCCCCTATATCCCCCAAAAAAGTTTCTCAGAAGTTCGACCCGCTAGAAACAGAGTTGCCTGATTGGTTATCAGCAGAAACATGGTTGTCGTGGGTTACCTATCGCAAGGAGATAGGTAAGTCGATCAAGTCTAAGCAAAGTGTCACTCAGGCTATCAACGTTCTAAGCAGAAGTCTGGAGAAGGGATATACACCTGAAGAAATTATAAACCAGAGCATCGCCAGTGGTTGGCAGGGGATTTTTGAACCCAAGACTCCAAAGGGGAAATCTCAACCGAGGCCGCAGCAGCGAGCTATGCAGGAAAACTTTACCGCCAAAGATTACGGGCAAACTGAAATGCCTTCATGGGCGCAGGAGTGAATATGAATACGACAAATGGTTACAATCTGGCACTGCAAAGGCAACTTGTAGACTCAAAAATCAATGACATTTCTGATCTGAAACAGAAACTTGAGTTTAGCAAAATTGGATCAGCATCAGATGGAATGTCAGTTACCAGCACAGTGGAAGAGTGCGAGAAACACGGTAAATATACTTCCTATGAGAAATATCTGACCATCTCAGGAAAAAGAATTACTTCAAGTAAATCTGAGTGCCCACAGTGCCTTGAGGAGAAAATTCGTAAGAAAGAGATTGAACGTGAGCAGGCAGAACAAAGAGCAAGACAATCAAAAATTGAATATTTGTTGAATTCTCTCAATATTCCAGAGAGGTTCAAAAATTGCACTCTTCAGAATTATGAGCCTGTTAACGATGATGCAAAGCGAGTTCTTAAGGTATGCCAGGCATATGCCAGTAAGTGGCCTGAACGCCTTCAAAAAGGTGGCGGACTGGTCATGTGTGGTAAGCCTGGAACTGGAAAGAACCACCTTGCACTGGCTATCGCTAGGCACGCCATTATCGAGCATCAAAGCTCTGTGATATTTACCACTGCGTTGAAAATTGCCAGAGAGTACAAATCAACATGGTCTAAGGCCGCAACCAGAACTGAAGAAGAAGTCATTAGGCAATTTACGCATCCTGACTTGTTAATAATCGATGAGGTTGGCGTGCAGTTCGGCAGTGATGCTGAAAAGCTAATCATGTTCGAAATTATCAACACCAGATATGAATACATGAAGCCAACAATCCTGATTAGTAATCAGAGCAAAGATGAACTGTCTGCATTCATTGGTGAGCGTGTTATTGACAGGATGAATGATGGCGGCGGGTGCACTCTTGCGTTTACATGGGATAGTTACAGGAGCAGATCGTGACTGGAAAAGAAATCATCCTGGAATATCTGAAAACTCATGAACAATTCTCCCCACATGAATTAGCACTGATCACAGGAATACCAAATAACAGAATCGCTCAAGCAGCAAGGCATATGGTGAAACAAGGGCATTTGAGTGTTGTTGAGCGTAAGTGGAAGACGGTTATTTATGCAAAACGCAAAGTGAAGAAGGAGCCAATTAAAAGAAATCCAGATGGTACTGGGTGGGGATGTGCAAATCCAATGACGGCGTTTATTAATAGGGCGCTTATGGAGGTAAGGCAATGACCATCTACATCACTGAGCTAATAACAGGCCTGCTGGTAATCGCAGGCCTTTTTATTTGGGGGAGAGGGAAGTCATGAAAAAACTAACCTTTGAAATTCGATCTCCGGCACATCAGCAAAACGCTATTCACGCGGTACAGCAAATTCTTCCAGACCCAACCAAACCAATCGTAGTAACCATTCAGGAACGCAACCGCAGCTTAGACCAGAATCGAAAGCTTTGGGCTTGCCTTGGTGACGTCTCTCGTCAGGTTGAATGGCATGGTCGCTGGCTGGATGCAGAAAGCTGGAAGTGTGTGTTTACCGCAGCATTAAAGCAGCAGGATGTTGTTCCTAACCTTGCCGGGAATGGCTTTGTGGTAATAGGCCAGTCAACCAGCAGGATGCGTGTAGGCGAATTTGCGGAGCTATTAGAGCTTATACAGGCATTCGGTACAGAGCGTGGCGTTAAGTGGTCAGACGAAGCGAGACTGGCTCTGGAGTGGAAAGCGAGATGGGGAGACAGGGCGGCATGAGACGACAGCGACGAAGTATCACCGACATCATCTGCGAAAACTGCAAATACCTTCCAACGAAACGCTCCAGAAATAAACGCAAGCCAATCCCAAAAGAATCTGACGTAAAAACCTTCAATTACACGGCTCACCTGTGGGATATCCGGTGGCTTAGAGAACGTGCGAGGCATACAAGGTGATTGACCCAAATCGAAGTTATGAACAAGAAAGCGTCGAGCGAGCTTTAACGTGCGCTAACTGCGGTCAGAAGCTGCATGTGCTGGAAGTTCACGTGTGCTCCGATTGCTGCGCAGAGCTGATGAGCGATCCGAATAGCTCAATGTACGAGGAAGAAGACGATGAATGAGTTAATAAATGGCAATGCCATCAAAATGACAAGCATTGAAATCGCTGAGTTGGTGGGTAAGCGTCATGACAATGTGAAACGTACCATCGAAACGCTGGCTAAAAATGGTGTTATCCGGCTTCCTCAAATTGAGGTTTCCGAAAGAATCAATAACTTAGGGTTCAATGTTCAGTACGAGCATTACGTCTTCGAGGGCGAACAAGGTAAGCGAGATAGTATTGTTGTTGTTGCCCAGTTGTCGCCAGAGTTCACCGCTCGCCTTGTTGACCGCTGGCGAGAGCTTGAAGAAGCTGCGGTTAATATCCCCAAAACGCTACCGGAAGCGTTGCGCCTTGCTGCTGACCTTGCTGAGCAGAAAATGCAACTGGAAAACCAGCTCGCAATTGCCGCACCTAAAGTTGAGTTTGCCGATCGAGTTGGCGAGGCCAGTGGAATTTTGATTGGAAACTTTGCAAAGGTTGTTGGTATTGGTCCAAACAAACTGTTTGCGTGGATGCGCGATCACAAAATCCTTATTGCTTCAGGTGCCCGGCGCAATGTGCCAATGCAGGAATATATGGAGCGCGGCTATTTCACAGTGAAAGAAACAGCAGTCAATACAAATCACGGAATACAGATATCGTTCACCACAAAAATCACCGGGCGTGGTCAACAGTGGCTGACCAGAAAGCTGCTCGATAACGGAATGCTGAAAGTAACAGGGGAGGCTGCTTAATGGCTAACCTACGCAAAGAAGCGCGCGGCAGAGAATGCCAGGTACGTATTTACGGCGTATGCAATGGCAACCCTGAAACTACAGTTCTGGCACATTACCGGATGGCTGGAATTTGCGGAACGGGAATGAAGCCTGACGACCTGATCGGTGCATGGGCTTGTAGTGACTGCCACGCGGAGATCGACCGACGCACAAGGATTCTCGACAACAAAGACGCCAGACTTTACCACCTCGAAGGCGTGATCAGGACGCAGGCGGTATTGCTGAAGGAGGGGAAGATTAAGCCATGAACGAATATCAGTTTGTGCTTCCATACCCGCCGTCGGTGAATACCTACTGGCGAAGACGGGGAAGCCAATACTACATCAGCGATAAAGGCCAGAAATACCGAAAAGACGTTCAGCAAATCATCCGCCAACTTAAGTTAGACATTTTCACCAAATCACGACTCCGCATCAAAGTCATCGCAGACGTTCCAGACTCCCGCCGCCGCGACCTCGATAACATCCTGAAAGGTTTACTCGACTCCCTTATCCACGCCGGATTTGCGGAAGACGACGAGCAATTCGATGACATTCGCGTAATTCGTGGTGTGAAAGTACCAGGCGGACGGCTTGGAATAAAAATCACCGAACTGGAGAACGTATGAACGCCACAATTCAAACGATACCAGAGCTTCTTATCCAGACACGAGGCAATCAGACCGAAGTGGCGAGGATGCTTTCCTGCGCAAGAGGAACAGTGCTCAAGTACAACCGAGACAGCAAAGGCGAGCGTCACGTAATAGTTAACGGCGTCCTGATGGTCAAACAGGGCAAGAGGGGAAGACCATGAGACTCGAAAGCGTAGCTAAATTTCACTCGCCAAAAAGCCCGATGATGAGCGACTCACCACGGGCCACGGCTTCTGACTCTCTTTCCGGTACTGATGTGATGGC